GGCCTTGGCTCTTCATAAAGCCAGTCAAATTTTTGCACAGCTTCTTTGCATGCAAGGCATCGTGTCCAATCCCATGCGAAACTCCACACTCTTTCCCACTCCCCGCACCTGGGGCATTTGATCCGTTTACCCTGTGAACCTGCCCTTGTGTGTTTGGTTACGTGATAGAGCATCAAAACACCTCCTTCGTTAGGATCTTAGCTATTTTAGCCGCCCATTCTTTGCTGAATCCATTATCACGCAATCTGCACATGATATGGACAGGGTTAAGGTAATGCCTCCGCATCTGCAACACTTTTGCGCTTAATCTCAGGTAGTAGGTGATAGCCCGTCCAGACCAAATAAGCGGCCTTTCTTTGAGTGAGATTACCCTCGCATGGATCAGGCCCTGGGTAACGTCCGTAATTTCAGCTTTACAAGCAGGGCATATGCCGTGGGTTACTTCCAAGCTGGTAAAATTTACACCCTGTAATTTTTTACACCACGCACATATTCTAATCATGATTATCCTCCTTATATGGTTAGATAGTTCTTGATAAGATTTAACTGGTCCTCAGATGTCGGATTCATCAGCCATTCTTCAGAAAGTCCCAGCTCTACAATTACTTTTGTGTAGAGTCCATAGAGCTCTTTTTCTATCCTCATTTTTCTCTGTACTGCAAGGATCTCGGTATTTGTTGATCCGTTGTCATCAATTTCCACACTCATAAAAGTGGTCATATCTTAAGATCCTCCTTTAGTTTAATATTTTAGCAACAACATTTTCCGTTGCGTATCTGCCTTGGTTGTTGAGATGTCTTTGCCAGGCGTTATTGTGCTTCGAATATTTAAAGCCCTCTGATCTCAGCTTAATATTTTTACATAACTTTAAATATGTCTCTTTATTATCAAATATAATCTGAATCCTGTTTTCCTCAACGTTCTCAACAACCTTAAATCCTTCATGTTCCACTGTTGTGGTTTCTTTATCAAGGTTCGATTGTAAAACTGCGAGGCGCTGTTTCATCCTTTTGATATTAGCATTATTATTGGTCAGGCTGTAGCTTGCAAACCCAACACGACCAGCAAAATCAGGTTTAAATATTTCCTCAGATTGTGAGGATGAAAGGCCGAGCTTTATCATGGATGTGATCTTTTCTTCGGTCCTTTCGTTCCTGGGTTTTGATTTTATTATTTTATTAGCCATCTTCATAATGGTTTGTGACTTTTCGGCCTTCTGAATCTTGCCTTCAAGCTTTGTAATGGCTTCAGGGTCATCTAAGCTGATAGCTGTGTTATTTGCTGCTGCCTTGGCTTTGTCTTCATAATAACGTGCCTTTCTGGTGTCATCGCAAGCCTTAAACATATGGGTTTGACTCTTAGTCAGCCTGTTTCTATGGGCTTTTTCGGAGTGATGCCCCACTAATATGGGCTGTCCAAAAGGGATGCCCGATACTAAATCGTTAGATATCTTTTCATGGTTCTGGGCAGATTTAAGAGCTTTGGTTGCAAGATCGTTGTATCGGTCTATCCTGTTTTGTTTTTTCTCTTCGTATGTTCCCATAATAAATCCTTTCGCCGGATCAGGCTCCGGCGGGCCGTGTGTGGTTTTATGCAGTGCATACATACTTTAAAGCTCTAATACCGGCATTAAACTCTTTATTTCTAGCCTTTATTGCCATATGTTTAAATGTAGGGTGATAATAAACTTCAGGCCTCATGCCATCTTTTTTCATGTGCCCCAGCTCTCCACGTTTAACGGCATCGTTTAGAGCTTTCCGAACATCACGTGATAATTTATGGACAATGCGGAAGCGTTCGTTCCTTACCATTTCAATATTTGCTTCTGCTGCCGAAAGTATTCCGCGCTGTATTTTATCAGTCAACCGCTCTCTATCGTTCTGAATGCTCACTTTTATCTCTCCTTTGGTTCCGGCTGGCCGTGGGGGTTATGCTTCATTCTCAAAATCGGCACAAATGTTAATTAAAAATTCGGGATAATATTCTAAATCGCAACCTGAGCCTATATCCTGTATACATGTTTCTAATTCTTCAACCGTTTCATCATCTAACCTGTTGCCATTACGCAACTCATGATAAATGTTATCAGCCCTTTGGTATCTTTTTATCAAATCTTTCCACCATTCAAAATCCTCCTGGGGCATAACGTACAGGTCCGTATCCTCATCTGTATCCAGATCATTAAAAGCCCCGTGGTTCCCCATGAGGTCCGAGACCCAACAACAGCCTGACTTCGGATCAATAATGCTTAACTCTTCTTTTTCGCCTGTCTCTTTGATGATAAATTCCTGCATGATCAGTCTCCTTTGTGTTTGCGTTGAAGTTACTCATATACTAATGCACACCTCATGCCAAAACAGGGGGAAGAGCGGAAATAAAAGTAAAGAGTTATAACTGTGTGATATGATTAAGGAATAAATAGTGATCCCAAAATGGGGACTCTGTCTATCTAGAGGGAGCGATACGGTAAAAGTACAGGATATTATACTGTATATCGGGTGTAGTGTGGAAAGGCGTATTGTGAGTGGGGTTAGGTAGGTATAGTATTTTTGACCAGAGTACAAAATATGATACTATAAAACACAAAGAGCCAGACCATCTTTAAATGATCTGACTCTAAGGGAGGTTGCCCCCAAAAGGGCAAAGAATAAAATCATTATGAACTATTAATCAAGTTTATACAACAAAAAAAGGCCCTGCAACCCGATACAGGACCTTTTTAAGGAGATGAGGAAGAAAATGAAAAGTCATACTGTTTATATCAATCTATTACCTGGTTGTAAAGTAAATTATTTCAAGGTCTGCTTTTTAGATACCACTCCTGTGACAATAGCTTTTAACCCATCGACTAAGATGTCATCCCACTTAACGGGCGTGATCTTCACGACCTTTTCCAGGGTGTAGAACCCTATAAGGCAGTACTCCCAATTCGCTATGATCCAATCCATTATGAGTTACCCTCCTCTGTAATTTTGTCAATTGCGATTTTTATTATTGAGGCCTTGATACACTCTTCCAGGTCTTCATACTCAGGCAGGATCTCATTAATCTTAGCCTTTACGCACTCCTCTATATCATCACTGGTCAAGCAAGGTACTATAAGCCCCTCAAGATCTAGATCAAGGTCAATACACGGTTCCACTACATCAACGACCTGCTCTTTCTGGCTGTCCGAAAATAGGCAGGCAGATACGAAAAGTACTGCTATGATTGCTATGATTGTTTTTATTGCGTTCACTGTGATTTCCTCCTTTATTTATAGTAACAAGTTTTACTGTTCGATTAATTTAATAGTTCCGATGACAGCTCCTGTTCCGGTTGCTGTGCCGTTGCATCTCACATTAAACATTGCCGGTACATCATAATAGCTCAGATTTCCGTCAACCCTATCATGATCTATTTGTCTAATATCATTTGACATGTCAGTTGTGAAACTAGGAAGAGTAGTAACCAAGCCGTCTATATCGAATATCCTCAAATAAAGTAAAATACCGGATGAAAGAGAAGATGCTTCCGTATGTCTATAATCAATCCCAGCAACTAAATATCTTTTATTGTAATCATATCCTGATAAATAGAAATTCAAATCCCCACCATCAAAATCCAGCTCAGGAGTTACAACATACGTTGCTCCTTCCCATTTAATCATGTCGTATTGTGCATCAGGCAAGTTATAGAAATAAGAATAATCATAATTGGGAATACCACCGTAATTATACCCTAGTCTTGTCTCATGATCTTCAGACAAAGATTGTAAAAGTATCTCAGCTCCCTCATTATACATGACCGTTAATTTGCCCGTATCCTCATACATATCAAAAGATAAATCATTATTAACGCCTATAATAGTATTCCCTTTAAACGTTAATTCCAAATCAGTATATGTTGTCGATGATCCATCGCAATTTGCTAAAAACGGCTTAATTTTATTATCTACAATGACATTATCTTCAATTATACGATATCCTGTATAATAGTATGTGGATGTTGTGCTGCCTACCTGTATTCCAATAGAATAATTTGTGATAGTGTTATTGATTATTTTTAAATTATGATTATCTCGATTGTCTGATATACCTCTTTGAGCCGAGCTTGACCCATCAGCACCATACATAAGATTGCTATTAATCAGCACATCGGTACAACCTGCTATTATAATTCCGGTTATCGTATAATCTAAAGATCCTGTTTGATCAATTGTATTATTTGATATAATAATATTTTTCCCACCCTCAGACAGGATTGCACTACCGTAAGTATTTCCTCCGTCTATGACGTTGCCATTTACAACTAAATTAGACGCTTGTAAATTTATATTACAATTTACACCTGCTAGATAAGTGGTTTCCTCAACATAATTCCCTTGCACGATTACATTTGTTGATCCGTTCATAATATCAATGCTAGGATTTCCTACTCCGCTTTCAGGTAAAACAAAATCAGAATTAATAATTTTCACATTTTCTGCTTGACAAATATTCATTGACAGGGCATAAGATTTGAATTTACATGAATCAATAGTGATATTGTGATTTTTTAATTCGCCAGTAGGATCAACAAGAATTGCATCTCCAATTCTAATATTTACTCCTCTAGTCGGTGAGCTTGAAGCAACGTTCATCGGCGATACGCCAGAATTGTCGAAACACATATCTTTGAAAGAAACATTTGTTATGTTGTCATCAACGGTATTTCTCATTATTGAATAAAATTGATTATTAACATCAAAATCTATCCAGTTAAAAATAGTGATATCGTCTTTACCTTGACCGACAAAGTGCATGTTATCCCTAATCTCAAAGTAGACCCTATCAGAAGCTTCAAACCAATATTCTCCTGCTGTGGCTTTTAGGATACAACCCGTAACCCCAGATATAGAAGCAGTCAATTTATTTATGTTATTAAGATTTGAAGTTGCTACAGCATTAGTTTCGATATTAGGCTTTACGCCCACCCAATCAATAGGAATTTCTCCAGGAACAGTCCACTCTATCCCTCCATCCAATTCAAAAACTCTCTGTGTATCTATAGCAATAATTTTGTTAGGGTTAAAAGATGGTGTTACTCCGCTTGGCGTATAAATCCAAGCCCTTGGTTCTACTATGATCGTTTCGTATTCTTCAAATGTCACGCCAGAAGTAATGGAATAATAAGTAACATCTGAAACCCCAGTATGAATAAGCTTATAAGTAGGCTCTAATCCATCCGAAGCATATCTAGTAAGTGCTTTATTATGCATTGATATGAGTTCAGCACCGCTTGAAGGATAATAAATTAAACCGCTTTTTTCAAGCTGAGTTCGCCAAACAGCACCACAAAATAGCCCAACGCATACAATTATTAAAAGTAATACATTTCTTAATTTCATTGTGTTTTTCTCCCTTACATCCATGATGACCCGTTATAGATAAAAAGTTGTTTGCCTCTGCTTACAGGAGTTCCGTCAAAATATACATAGGCTCCATCAGTACCAATATTGACAATCCATGCCTCGTATCCAGTCGGAAATCCTGATCCTGGAGTTAAAAGCCTGTCTGTCCCATCTGGATCATAAACATAAACACGTTTCAAACCGCTTACATAGTCAATGCTTTCATTCCCTGTCATAGTTGATTCATATGCAGAGTTTTCCACAACGGGAGCCGAAAATGATATTGTCCAATCTGTAATTGTTCCGCTTCCCTCAAAGTATCGAGAGTCTACAACTAAGGCCCCCGTTCCTGAATTGTAAGAAGTTACCAGACAATTCATAAAGTTTTCAGGATCGGAGGTCTGGGCAATCTGAATGAACATGCCAGGCAGAAAAGACTTAGACACATCAACGGTCAAAGACTTTGCCCCACTACCTACCGTTAAAGAGGTCGTACTGGTGGATGATGTGTCGTTTAGGTCCATTGCCAGAGCAACGGTATTACACTCATCTGCAAAGGTGGGAAGGGCTCCCAAAAAGGCATCGGCCTTAGTCGAAAAATCATTAGGCTCCGCCCTGCTTGGTGGATCTGGTAAAGGTGTTATAGCCATTTTATTAAGCTCCTATATTATATAACGATATCAAATCAAACCCTCTATTTCAAGGGTGCATATTGCATAGGCTGGATAACTTATAACTGTACTAAAATCTCTAAAATATCCATATACAAGTAACGATTCATACTCTTCAGATCCGATCCATACAAGAGGCTGTGTTCTATAAAAAGCAAGTAACCTGTTGACCTCTGCAATGTCACTGTTTACTATTTTCACATCACAGTTCATCTTTTTAGAGTATGGTCTTTCCACTATGGTGTAGTTACCGAAATCGTCAATCTCTTTTGTGGAATAATCATGTATACCTATGGACGGAGAATAAAGGGTATCTCCAAATGTTGCTTGTAGCCCTAATACTATTTCACCCACCTTTGCGATAGCCTCATCACCTGAGTATGTGACAGTTACATCTATGGTTGCGTTGTAATAAGGAGGTATGTCTGTCAGAGCGAAATCAGTAATATATGTGTTTGTGCTGAAAAAATAGGAGTACCAGTCAAAAATGGATGTAACGCCTGACAAGGCTGTTGACACAAGCTCCTCAGTGTGGTCATAAACAACACCCTCAATGGGGTCCGTGGATACAACACGAACAGAGGTCACATTGACTAAGTTCATGAACGCCATGGCATTTATGATCTGTGCTGGTTCAAATTGGTATGTGAAAACCCCATTATATTCTGACTGTGAGTTTATTATCTCATCAAAGGCTTTCCACCTGTTGTTATAACCAACCTCCAGCCAGCTAGGGACCGTCTCAAGTACATCAAGAGGTGGGTAATTCTGTGTGTTGCTATCAACAAGTGATTCATATATTTTATGCACATTGTCTGTTGATTCTGTGATAGTTGGGTGTGCAAGGCCCTGGTCTGCTAGCTTCGCTGGCGTGCCAGTAACCCCTATTATCTCACCAAGAGTATAATTACCTGACCGCTCCCTGACATAATATGTAAGGGTCGTGATCTTTTCCACCACAACTGATGTTTCAGAGGATGTCTGACCTGTTATTATATCGCCTGGGTCCCAGTCAGTAGCAGGAGCAACATCCAGGGTCAATATCTCAAGGCCCTCTGCAACCATGATATAATCACCTTCAGAATAGGTGTCATTCATGGCGAACTCATCATAGTCATCCTCTGCAAGGCTAGAGCCTGTCAAAACTGTATCAGTAATATCTATGGGGCGTATTATAATCATACAAGCCTCTCTGCTGGCATTCCATCATCATCAAAACGGCCTAATATTTTAGAGATCTTCAGTGTGTTTTTTGCAACCTGATAGTTCCCTGATTCCATTACCTCTCTTAGGCCTCTTAATTCTTGTTTCATCTGTCTAAACTCTGTCAAAGATGTAACCCTTTCAGATTTTGACTTTCTCCACTGATCGGCCTCTGGAGCTGTCAGAACGGCCTCATCTTTATGAGCTTTCATCAGGTATCCATCATATGGGACCTGATTGAGTCCTGTGGCATGGCCTGGAACTGAAGCATCAAGAACCGCAATCTGTGAGCTGCTAAAGTCAGCTGCCTGGGCCAATTTATTCAAGACCTGTGATTCTAACCGCCTGTAATCAAGCTCTGACTGACTCATGGAATATGCAGAGGAGAGAAAGGTTTTTGCTGCTGCTGGCAGAGCTGTAAGGGCCTCGGTATCTCCACCCATGGCCTGAGTGAATAGTGTATTAAAACCGGCTTGAGTTGACACTGTAGCGTTACCGCTTATATCTGATATTGCAGAGCTTAAAGCCTCTGTAATAGTTGTATATGTCTCCATTGCATCGTTAAGGTCCTGTTGCGCCCATATCTGCTTTTGTAGAGCCTGCAAGGATTCATCCATTACATCAAGCTCTGATTGTCTTGATAAGGCAAGGGCTGACTCAGATTCGCCTTGAGCCTCTAATAACTGCATCTGTAGAGTAAACCTGTCTTTAAGCAAAGAATCCTGTTCTGATTGCAAAGCCTCCAGGGTCTCCATTGTATCGTTGAGATCTTGTTGCGCCCATATTTGAGCCTGAATAGCCTGAAGAGATTCATCCATGGAGTCAAGCTCTGATTGTCTTGCCATTGCAAGTGCAAGTTCACTCTCTCCCTGAGCTTCCAGGAGAGCTATTTCAAGTTTTAATCTATCCTCTCTAAGACCTAAAGCGTCTGACTCCATATCCTCAAGTTGGGAATAGTAATCTGCTGCGCTCTCTGACAGTCCAAGTAGTACAACATATGCCTGTTGTCCTGCCTGAGTGGTAAGGTCAAGACCCTGGACTAGATCCATGTATCCGTCTCTAGTGTCTGGCAGTATAGTGTTGAGGTCTGTCAATGCTCCGGTTAAGTCATTCTGTAAATTAACAAACTGCTCCGATTCCGGTATGAATTCAGAGTAGAAAACCTCAAAAGAATCCCTAAGCGTGTCGAGATCCCCAGCCATTGAAATCAGAGTTTCACTAAACTCTATAATTTCAGGTATGGTCCCAGTAAAGGCCTGCCCTGTTTTATCAAGCATGTCAACAATAATTGCTTTATCGGTCACAAGCCTTATTGCTGTTTCATATAAGCCTTCTCCTACTTCCTGGTATCCACTTATGATAGATCCGAAAAGAGATTCAACCGCCGTATCCGCAAGACCTGAAAAATAAGATTGTAAGAGTTCGTCCACCTGATCCGGTGTTTTACCCTGTAAATCTAATGTTGCGGACTCAAAAGTATAGGCAAGAGTTGTTTCAATGTCAGTTCCAAATTGGGATGTCAAATCAATAAGATTAGTCGATATCCCTTGGTATATCGACGTTAAAAGGGCTTCTGTGCTTTCTGCTATTGCTTCATACTCTGTCCTTGTTGATTTCTTAGCAAAATCATATGCTAAGATATTCTTATATAATCCAGAGTCAACGCCACCACCGCTTTTAAGCCCTGCAACTCCAGTCTCACTCAAAGTAAGACCAAAAGATTTGATGATGTTAATACCCGCTTCACCTAAATAGGATTCTCCGGCACCTATACCCATCTGGAAGACATTACTCACAAGACCAGATATATTGTCGTTAAGCTCAAGCATGGACCTATTTAAGCCTGAAAGCTCTCTATATTGCATATCATAAGTGTCTTGCAATAGCTCGTATGCGTTGCCTGTAGACTCACTATTGCCACCGCCCAAAGCTGTACCAGAGGGCTTTGTATAACCGCCTGAGCTACTTGAACCACCACCAAACGACATGCCAGCAGATGCCAACAATCCAACCATTGCGCTTGTCATTGCCGCTATCCTGGAAAAGGCTGTGTAAGGATCACCCATCCCCTGGTTGGCAATTGCTGCCACTGCATTTGCTACAGCAACGCCCTGCTGTGCTATCATCATAACTTGAGCGGCCTTTTGCATTTTATCATAGCTTCCAGAACTTTTATCATACATATTGCCGATGGTCTGGAAAGCTGACCCCATCTGGCCCAATGATTCATTTACCTGGGCCGTTTTGCTTTCAAAAGCTTCCTGGTCAATTTTCTGTATTTCTTTTGTAGCCTTTATCCTGGCTGCTGCTTCGTCAAGTCCTGCCTCAATTTGTGCGTCCCTAACCCTGTATATCCATTCAATTTGAGCCTCTCTGTATTCGTTCTCGTAAGCTGACATGCCATCGTAAAGATCTATTTTCATTTTTAAGAGGTCATCAGCTTCTGACTGTGCATCCTCTTGAGATATGAACAGACTTGGACCTGCATCTTGAAGGACTGGGAGTGTTCCACTATCCTGACCGACTCCAGAAGGTGCAGCGATTAAAGCCTCTTTCATCTTATTTATTTTATCTATTAGAGAATCATAAGTTCTATTTGTTGACTCGATATCATCTATTATCTGTTTTGTAACATCTCCGGAAGAAAGCCTAAAAGTTTCCAGGGAGTCAGAAAGCATCTCAAATGGATTGTTGTCTATGGCTCCAAGTTTTTCAAGGCCACTAAACATCAAGTCAAGAGGCTTCTGAATTAATCTAAATAGCTCAAAGAGGCCTTTTAAGGCAGTTGCAATGCCCTGTATAGCTGCGACACCAACAAGCTTTATGCCTAACCATGCATTGTGAAAAAACCTCATTACATTTGTGGCAAAAACAATGGCATCACCAACTTTTTCTATGTAATGCGGTATGTTTTGCTCAATCACTGATTTATTAGCAAGTAGCCAGTTGTTTGTAAGGGTAATCAGCTCTTGATAATAAGGCAGTATGGATTGACCCAACAAAGTAGAGATGTCAGCCAATAGAGCTTGCTGTTGCTTCTCCTGGTTGGCTGCACTTCCCATGGTCCTTTCCATGTCTCCAAGAGCTGCCGTTGAATTTTCAACCATTATTGCATAAGCTGCCTGGGCCTTCATTCCTGCGGTAAGTTGCTCTTCGGTATCGGCAAAACCCATAGTCAAGGCTTTTTGCTGGACGGTCGTGGCATTCAATATGACACCATACTTTTTCATGGACTCATACTCACCAGTCAAAGCACTCTGTATATTAAGCATTACCTGTTCAGTGGGCAGGTTATTAAATGATCCAAGATCTGCTGCAAGCTTTACAATTTCAGAAGATAATTTTCCAGCTGATACGGAGGACATGCCCATAGGGACCAATAAATCCTGCACTGAGGAAAGATATTTTTTAGCCTCAATGGTTGACATGGCATAGGATCCAACAAGAGCCTTAGCCCACATTTCAGCCTCTTTCCTCTGCCCTGCAAAAACAACATCAAACTTGCCCTGAACCTCTTGTAGCTCAGAGGCAAGACTAATAGCTATTCTTGTCTGTTTCTGGATTTGATATATTGCAAGGGCTGTGGCTGCTGCTGCTGCATATTTAGCATATGTGTTGAGCTGTTTACCAAGCTTGTCAAAACTACTTCTGAGGGAGTCTGTGGCCTTCTCTGTCTTCTTACTTTTATCGGTAAGGTCATCAAGATTCTTGCCAGCAGTTACAACACCGTTGCTGTCTACTTTGATATATAGTGAGGCTAAATCCTGAGTCATTTTTTAAGGCTCTCCGATATAAAAAGTCTATCAATTCTTTTCAGGGTCTTAACTTCCCATGCTTCCGGGCCCTGCTTTGTAAGCTCCGACCATGCTTTTATTTCTGTGTAAGTTAGGGGTAAAGGTCCGACCTCAGTATAATCCCTGCCCCCTGACAAATCGCAGAACCATTCCCAAATATATTCAATGCTTCTGTCATATTCAACTGGTTCAAGCTTTTCCCTTGCTTCCTTTGATCTGTCTTGGACCATCATCAGGTGATCCCTTAAAGATCCACCGTCTTTCTGTCTCTTGTTTAGCTCAAATTCGTGTTGTGCAAACCCGATAAGGCCAAATCCTGCGAGGAGATTACCCTCATCATCCTCACAGGCTGGTTCACCTATCAGGCCTTGATAAAATTTGCCCTGTCACCTATTGCGATGTCAACCTGCTCTTTGACCCATGGCCTTTCTGTATATAGTTTTTTTGCCGCACCTACAGAAAAATTAAGCTCTTCGCCATTAAATAGGATAGTGTCTTTTTCTTCGTCTCCATCAATGGTTTTCCATCCTATTGTACATGCTGCAAGCAATTCAAGACCGTTAGCGTCAAGCTCTTCCTGGGAAGGTGTGGCCTTGTTGGGCCTGAATCCATTCTTGGTCATGCGGTCTATACGCTTCTTGTTCTGCTGCCTGGATATCTTTTGGAATTCGTCAGAGTCCTTCCCTAGAACTGTTATAAATATTCCTGTATCCTCTTCTGTGGATGGATGATATAGTTCAACATCAAACCCCTTGTTAGCCGCTTTTACCGTGTCAATATCACCTAAATCAAATCGCTTGCTCATGTGTGTGTTACCTCCCGTTAAATGTTATTAATTTAAGAGGGGCATCGCTACCCCTCTGTGGATTAGGTCAAAGTACTGTCTTGAATGCTCAAGGTTGTTGCAAGTGTGTCTGTGGCGGTTGCTCCTGTGTCTGCTCCTGCATTAGTATCAAACAGGGCAGTAAAAGGCATGGTCTGAATGATTCCCTTTTCGCCATCGTCCTTGGATGCACCCCCAACTTTAACCCTTGGCATTGAAAATGCGATAAATTCAGCATCATCATCATTGTTGGTGGTAAAGGCGCAAGCAATAGAAACCTCTGTCTCATCCTTAAAGTAATCCCTGAAGGTTGCATCCTCAAAATATACAGACATATTGCCTGAAACCATCACCTTGCCCTCGAAAAGATCAGGCTTTACATCAGATCCCACAACAGGCTCATTGGTCAAGTTAGCTGCAATGTCAAAATCCATGGATGTAATAAGAGCAATCTGGGTACCCTCTACCGTTATAACCCCATTCACTGCTGCTACGATTCCGGTTGTGGTTGCGTCAAGTACGGCAGAAAAGTAAGGAGATGCGCCGGTCTCAAGAAAGTTGTGATTAAGGCCCATGAGCCCTACATCTATGGTTGCCATTCCTGTGGCTGGTAGGCTTACCGCCATGGAGTTCACCTTGACATCATAAAATACCTCTGACAGGTCAACATCCTCAAAGTAATGCTCAAGGGTAAACCAATCCTCTGTGTGGCCTGTGGTTGGCGTCCATGTCTTCATGCCCTGGACAGAGGTGGTAATGGCCTGGCCTTCGCCCTCTGTGGTTAGGGTTGTTCCATTCAAAACAAGCCAATTCAATACGGTGTCGGTAACGGCTGTAAGCATAAGGTTGATATCATTGTTCCCTGTGGCGGTAAACCCAGAATGTCTTATAATATCACCTTTCTTGAATCCATCTTCAAGCCATGATCCAAGAGCATCACTCCTGGTGGTTGTCTTGGCCGTGGCATCAATAGCAACATTTGAGTTTGCAGCATCCGAAACACCAGCCACAAAATCTTTTCTGAGAATTGCTGCCATAAGCAACTCATATGTTTCAGGGGACAGCTCACCATTAAGCGTTCCCTCAATAGACTGCACGCCGTGCCTGAAGTCTCCTACCTGTCTGTCTGGCCTGATCTCGTTTGACTGGTAAGTCTCTTTTACAAGGTCAATGCTACTCGTGACCCTTCTCAGGTACTTAGCCGTTGCGAGTGCTGCCTCTGCGACCGTTCCCTTTGTGGCCTGGGCTGCTAAAATTATCTTTTTTTCTATCCCTGAAGCTATTGACATTGTGATTCTCCTTTGTGTTATAGTTAATTAAAAAAATTAAAAAATCCTAAGTATGCGTTATTTGTGTCTTCCACCACTTCTTTTATACTCATTTCGGATACTGTAATACTTTCACCAGCCCCTATGCTAGCCAGATGGTTTGTGCCCAAGAAAGTAGCATCGGCTATAAAAGTTTGCGTGTATGTTCCGGATGTTGTTATTTCTATAGAAAATTGCACATTCGCACCATTAGCCTGGCAGACTCTCCAGAGTATACCTCCCGTAACAGATTCAACAGTTATAGTCGCGGTATATTCTGTTCCCAGTGTTAAAGTTGGGAGGCTGACAGACCCGTAAAGACTTGCAACGCCTGCGGTTGTCGTTATCGCTTGATATCCTTCCACTGTTTTAGAGCCAATAGCCGTTATTGTTGCAAACATCCGGTATCCATCTGCAACAACACCAGTTGCAGACCCTACAGGAGTGCCACCCGTACCAGTCAAATTAGGGTTAGGTTGTAGTTCAGGGCCTAATGCTGCAAAGGCAACAGAGGCACATAATATCAATATAAATATGAGTATCCTTTTCATGACTATACCTTACTTGAAAACAAGTTTTATTGAGCCCGTTGCTGAATTTGTCGCTGTAGCTGCCTGGGTAATGGTCAACACTATATCATCAGTGACAGGCCTTGGATATGGACCACTGCTGTCAATTCCAGGGTATGCCTGGGCCTTTGCGGTATTGTCCACTTTGTCAACACCGTTACCGTCAAGCAGGTCAATAGCATCCTGATAAACATAAATGTCGCTGTCCTCAGTAGGAGTGACCCCTGAAAGGCAATCAATGGATACTTCCCAGAGGTGCCAACCTTCAAAAGATCCATGTGTTACCCATGTGGTGTTATTGTTTAGGGTCAAGTCTGGTATTGATCCGTCTGTATCATCTGCTACAAAATTGATCGTTACAGCTCTGACTACAGAACCTGTCCTTGAATTATGGTAGATCTTATCTCCATCCTCTGCAACTGAACTTGAGCTGCCAGCACCAAAAGCAAGAGTGTAGATCGAAACCAAAACAAAGCATAAAATTAAACTGAATAAATTTTTCATGATATAGCCCCTTATATTTTTAAATTACATCCGCAAACCATCTAATTTTAACAGGTATCATCCACCTGTCACCATCTGCTCTACCCTGATTAATCTCTGGGGTCCTCTCTATCCTGGTAGTTACTCCACCTGATGTCATTGAGGTACCACGTTTGAAGGTTGTTTTTATCAGCTCGGCCCTTGCTTCTGCTGTGGCTGTACCCTCCTTAAGAGGGTAATATAAATTTATCTGAAAAACTCCTATGAGTCTATGAAAACCATCTCCCATGGTTGGGTTTTCAACAGTATGCAGTACATAAGCCGCTTGATAAGGCGTACCATCTACAGGGTCATATTTGAAATTTTCCCATGCAACATCTACTGATCCAGGAATGCTTTCAAGTTTTGACTGTAGTGCTGCCCTGACTGATATTATGCTCATTGTACTTTGTCCACCTCTTCAGATACTATGCCCTGGAATTCTGCTACTGTGATTGCTACCATACCATTGGGAGCCTGCCTGCTGTAACCATCTTCAAGCCTTTCAATGTACGGTACTGAGTTTTGTATAAAATGCACATTGTCCCCTGGTTCAACTGGGATATTATTAACCATGTTGTTTATGGTCCTAGACCCTCCAGGAGAGGTATCAACACCGTCAAACTCTTGTATCACCCTTGTACCTTTTGAGTACATCCAATTAAAACGGGCATGTCCACCGACATATCCAGCAGGTGGTGGACTCTGCCAGTATTTTGCATCCCCTACAGGGGTCCTTGTGATTACTCTTTGACCTATATCAATGAGAGTCCTACGAATAACCACATTTGAGTTATTAACAGCCTTTTTTGCAAACTTGTTTATGTCATCCGCAAAACCCATATTCACCCTTTACAAATAAATGTATTTAAATTAAGATAAACATACTTTCCAAGAGCACATGGGTGGCAAGCCCTTTGAGCACAAAAACTCTGCTCCAGATAAGCGGCCCATGTTGAGGAAATTACTTTCCATTTTATGCCCTCAAATTGATACTATATAAAACCACTGTACCGGCTGGGGAAATCCTATTGTAAGGCTCAACTATGGTGTATGTGGTACCTTCTGCGTCTGTGATTTTGTCACCCAACACAGGAGCGGTTAAGACATCCCCATCAGTATTAAGAGGAGACAAAAGTAAACGCTGATCTGTATTTTTTATCATGGTTCCGTCAATCAGCTTATTTTCCCACCCAACAATTGCACCTGTACCGTACTGTATTTCTGTGCTTTCCCCTGATACTCCACCAGTTGCAGGGTTATAGGTGCCTGGCACTATATGTGTTATTGTTACAGCCTGCCCCTTTCCTATAAGGAGCCTATTTGATGTGGTTGCCATCCTGGTATAGAAATCAGTCATTAAGTCCTCACAAGACGCACACAAACACCGCTACTTGTTACACTAAGATAAGGTTTCAGCATTGCATCAACAGACCTGTACCTTGTGTATTGAGGTGACGATTTGTCATACTCGACCTCAATCACATCAACCTTTTCCCTGACAACTCCCTGAGTAAGGTCTGGGGCCAGCTCTCCAGTGCTTGCTTTTAGTGCCAGCTCTGCGCATGCCCTCTGCACCTCAACAGGAATCTCATCAATATCAACTTGCCAACTGTCCCTTACCACTCCCTGTCTAGGCCAATCAAGGGCCTGATCCTCTGTGTACCTTACGCCTTCCCAACGCTCTCTGTACACCTGGATCATATACTCAGTTGCATTTCGCAAGTACGCCTCCCTGAGAGCGTCTGTGGCTATTGCAGCCCATGTGGTATTACCCCTTACAGAAAAGTATGTGGTTGTGTCTGCTACAGATATATAGCTTTCTGCATCAGATTTGCCGGTCCCGTCTTCCGTTACAAGTGCCATAATAAATACCTAGAAAGTTATTTTCTTTATAATTGCTTGAGATACAACGGCCAAGAATCCACCTAATATACCAGAGATGCCCGAAACAGTTGTGTCAAATCTCTTTCGCTTTTCAATCTTCTTAAATCTATTTTCGCAAACCTCATGTGACGATATGCATCTTTTTTTTATATCAAGCTGATGTACCCTTATATCTGAAAGCATGTCATAGGTTAATGCTCTTCCAGTCGGTGCGTCTGAGTTAATATAAGTCTCTCTGGATATCCCTGGAAAATCTTTTCCCATTTAAAAACTCCGCTTACAAGATTAATCGTCTATTAAAAGTAGGTCAAAAGCTCCTACAACTCCAACTGTGCCAGTAACCTCAGTGCATTCTATTTTTATATCCGTTTTTTCGGGAATCATCCCAATAGGGATACCGTATTCATATTGCCACCATGAGCTACCATGGGTAATACACTCAATCTGTCCTTTGGTTTGCCAGGCCTCATCTCCACCGTTTGTTAATTTTAATTTCCATTTGAATTCCGCTGCGTATACAGTAGCACCACCACCCTTGCTAATACCCACATACCCCTTTACAAACATGCCTTGCTTTCCTGCCGGTATAGTGTATATAGCTTGCTGTGTCTGTCCGTCTCCTGCTGCTATGTAGGCCCCAACGTCACCACCGCCAGATACTTGAACTGATATATTACCAACATTGTCCATGACTGATCCAGCGGTTAATACAATAGCTCTGTGCATCCTGATATATGTGTTTGATAAGGCAACGGCGTTTGTGCCATTCATATCAACTGTTTCTGAGATCTCGTTGAAATCACCATCTTTACCATATATAATGACCGTCCAAGCTCCTGTACCTGTAGTCAATGTGTCTTCTGATGAAGTGCTTACAATCTCCATAGATTGTGCTGTGGTGGGATAAAAGTCATAAGTTCCACCTCCGCACCAAACATCCTCAGGATCTGAGGCAGTTGTTATTGATTCATTATGACCAAATTTATTAACTGATGAATATCCAGGAATAAGCCCCTGTGCCACTTGATATAAAAATGGTGGTTCGTGCATTCTAGTAAAAATGGAAGACAGCCACCCACGTATGCCCCAACCACCTGAAGGCATAGAGAAAGGGCTGGAGATATCAGCCCCATCTTGTGCCATCTGTCTGAATGTTTCGTTACCGCCTGGTGCTACCATCTAAAATCCTTGTCAATATGCTGTTCCCAGTGTAACCCTGCGCCAGTTAGTGCCTGATATCGTGTTTGCAGTAATGCAATGATACATATAAGAGCCATCTGCACACGTTTCGTTTGCAATGCCCACTGTTCCATTGATACCGCCAACCAAAGCTACATCTGCATTATTCCAAGATATCTGTGCGCTGTCATCTACTGTGACAATCGAGTTTCCCGCTGTACCTTTGGTACTGGCTGTGATTGTTATATCATCAGTGTCCGTTACTTCTGCCCCCACAAGAGGATGTGCGACTGTCCCTGTCCCGTAAGTTGTCCCTGCACCGGTTGTTCCGCTTATGGCTGATACAAGATTATCGGCTGTGGCTCCAGTATTGGCACCGAGAAGAACCTCATAAGGGACTGTGCCACCTGAAGTAAGGGAAGTTTTAAGAGTGTAAACAACGGCCCCTATTGTCACGCCTGACCCATCCGCAGCAAGTGTGCCGGTCGATATCATCTTTCCGGATGCAGCAACGGCATTCACTGGGGTCTTTTCAGGCAGGGCCAAAAGTTCAGGGCTCATCTGTGTTGCAAGGATATCGTCAACGGTCTGTATGGAGCCTCCTATATAGAGATCCCCTGTAATGACCTGTGTGCCTCTTTTTACTGCGGTCTGACCATAAGATATGGAGGCCATAAACCCAAACATCAGAAAATAAAAAAGTATAATTATTGCTTTGAGGTTGTATTTCATGGCTTAAAGCTCCTTATCTAGCACCTTTGCGCTAACTTCCTTTGCTTTCTTAGAGGCTTTCTTTAATTCAACAGGCTCCTTTGACCACCTCTTAGATGGATGACCAAGAAACTCTGAGGCGTCAATAGAAAAGCACTTCAAAGGCTTATTCTTGTTTTTTGTATCGTATATGGTGATTGTTTCTTTTATGTCTGACATTTTCTTAGCTGACATGCTACCTCCGCTAATTTAAGTGGTTGGATAATGGTGCAGAGATTGAACTGCACCATTATTTTGTATAGTCTAACTTACTATTTCTTGCGGTGGATTGCAAGCCAGATTGTGGTAGTGATAGTCTCGGCTGTACCGTTAAGGATGTTCAGGTATGCCCTGACATATCTCCAAACCTCGCCATTCTGAACATTACGGAAAGGAACGACAAAGCGATCACCAGCAGCACCAACATCCTGATCACCTACCAATGTGTCAGCGTGACCCAACTCGACCATTGCAAGGTCAATAAAATCAGTTCCAAAAGTTCCAGCCTGGGAACCCTGAAGCTTGATTTCGTAGTTTTCATCTGTGCCGATTTCTATTGCATCGATATCAACTACCATGTATCCCTCTGCAACACCATCACCTAAATCTCTGACTGTGGCAACATCAAGAACCTTTCCGGCCTGCGATGCAACAATTGGGGAGGAATCCCCAGCACTATCAAGGGAGTCCTCAAGAAGCAGATCATCATCATATACGAAATCTTCTTTTAAGTATGTGGTCATTTTAAATGTCTCCTGTTTTAAAATTTAAGTTTGAATATTTAGCCCCGACTTAACAGGGCTATTGATTAATTATGGACTAAGCCGTAACGGCTGTGGCTGTGCTTATATTCCAAAGTCTTGTTGCTGCCCTTGGATGATACAGAGCCATACCTACAAGCCACTCAACCAGAGTTCTCCAGATTGTACCTGAATCGGTCTTTCCAAGGTCCTCAACTTCCATGACGCCGTTCTGAATTCCTTCAAGCTTTCCAGGCATGAAAGATACGACATAAAGACTTGTGGCATCGGAACCGGCATCCCCTGCGGTCTCTGTCAGTGGTATGATATCTGAATCAGTGTTGTCCTTTCCAGCGTCAAGAATAGGAAGTCCGGCATATTTCACAACCTGACGACCCCAATCATCCTGGTCATATTCGACCTGACCACCTATGCTTGATGTTCTCTGGGCCTGAGTAAGTAGCCTTCTGAGCTTCTTATTCATGATAAGGTGGGTTGGCTCCTCTGTCTGGTCAATAGCCTCATCCAGCTTTGCGAGGGTGAGGGCTCCAACAGAGTCAGTATCATTGGTTGTTACTGCTATCTTCTGATCATTGGCAAGTCTGCGCTGTAGTCCGTCAAACTCTCTTGGATCAGACTGAGAGTCTCCCTTGATTACTGATTTTGCAGTTTTCAGGGATAGGGCCTTGACTTTCATGGCCTCATGTTTTCCCCTTACACCCTCACCAAACATCTTGATAAGAGCCCTATCGACATCAAGAGTACCACCGGCAATTTTGAGAGGGTCATGCATTGGATTGATAACGCCTGCTGAAGCGGTGTATTCCTCATTGATACCACGAAATGCTACGCCTGGAAGTGTGGCTTCCTGGTCATAATCAACACCGCTTCCCTGGATGTTTTCAAAGATCATAGCGTTGAGGATATCATTTGATTTTGCAAACAGCTCAATGATAGTACCCCTTTTTGTGTTGAGTCCTACAGTCTTGGCATATTCCATAAGTGTAATTGCTGCCATAATAAATTTCTCCTTTAAATTGTTGTTTAAATAAAAAAAGCCAAACTTAATGGTTTTGACCCATTAGGTCCGGCTTTACCGTGTATCTTCAACCCCCATTAGGGAATGATCTAATTTTTATTGTTTCTTACTTACCTTCTCCCTGGCTGTTTATATGATCAAGCCTTGCCTCTGGTGTCAACTTGGCGAGATCTTCATTGTTTGGTGTACCACCCTTATTACCACCACCACCGCCTCCACTGTTTGCAGGAGCGTCAACAAAAGCCTTGCCATCATCCGATCCAGACCACTCTTTGACGAAATCTCCAAGGGTCTTATCCCCAACCTTTGCAACTCTGTTTTCGCCATCTGCCTCAAGCGTTACCTGACTTTTAAGCAGGGCCTTTGCCGCTTTAAGGTATTGAGGAGTTTTAACACCATTGTCCAGCAAAGCCTTTGACAGACCGTTATCAACAAGGAGGTCATGGACTACCTTGGATTCACCCTCATAGCTCTTAGTTGCCTTCTCTGCGTCTGCTGTGGCTTTCTTGGCTGTCTTTTCTGCTACCTTGAGTTTGTCCTGTGTTTTTTCAAGCTCTTTTTCAAGGTCTGCATAATCAGAGGGGTCAATCTCTTGGCCTTTTTTGGCCTTTTTCAGCTTGTCAAGTAGTTCTGAGTTTTTGCCAAGTATACGGTTCTTTTCATCGTTTGCGTCTTTTAACGCCGACTCTACAGCCTCCTTGATAGCTTTTTTGGTGTCTTCGCAATTTGGATCAAACGCCATGTTGTTGCCTCCATTGGAGTGGTTAGTGGGCATTGCCCTGGAAAATCAGGTCATAAACCTAACATAATACGTGGATGCTAAAAGTATATAAGATTTTTTAAACATGTCAAGCGTTATTTAATCGAGTCTTGTAGCTCTTTTAAAGTCAACTCCCTTCCTGATCCATCAACCAGGTCTGAAAGTGTGATTTTTTTATCTCTCCAAAGTTGTGCACGGCCCTTTCCTAACTGTGCGTCCTGCTCCTTAACGGTCTTTCTCTTTAGGTAAGCGTCAAAGGTGGTGTCAGCTTTTATCTGCCCCTCATCGCTGGCCCTGGTTGCTGGTGGTGGCTCCTTTATGTTGGGGTAGCCAAGCTCTTTGTACGACTTTAATTTAACTAAAATTACGCTCCTGCATCCTGGGTGGCGAGGACATCCTCCATCAAAGGGCAGTTCATTGGGCGGTATGGGCTTAAAATCAAGATCCCACTCTGCTCCCGAATAAGCAACACAGATTTTTGATGTGTGACTGTCCAGAGTAGAAAGCTGATAATACCCCTTTGCAATGTCTTCATTTTCTCTATACACGGCCATGCGTGCATCATTTGTCACCTGGGCAATGGTATCATGCACCATGGTTGAGGCATTGCGCCTTAATGTTTTTTCAGGAAAACCTATTCCAGGTATCCCTTTCCTGGGAGATCCAAACACCCGGGTTATGATCTGCTGTTGTGTTTCGCCTGAAAGTATACCTAGCCGGACCTGACCTGCAAAGCTCCTCTTGAGTCCATCCGACTGCCTGGACCACCAATCATCCAGAGGTACACCCTCAAGGAGAGAATTAGAGGCCAGAGCCTTAAACACCTTTGTAGTTGGTAGGTTTGCACTAAGGTCAATGCCTCCCAGTATAGCAACCTCATTCTTACCCTCATATATTGCAAGGGCTTCTTTATCCACCACGCCTGCCATGTCAGAATATGAGCTTTCAATTATCTTATTGGTCTGTTTGAGTAGCTTGTTTACCCTGGTTTTCTGAAAGGATGTCAGATCATTGTTGAGCTTGTTTTTTAACTCAATTCGTAGATCCTCAAGCATAGCAAACACCTTTTTGCGCTCACCTGCTGAAAGCCTCATAAGCTCTAGCTGGTG